CTGAAAATAATTGTCCTTGTGCTCCTTCTACATCAAATAATGGATCTGATGCACTTGATCCTGATTTTGTAATAATAACCGAGCCAGATGTAACAGTTAAATTACCTGAAGTAACTGATAATGCTCCATTTAAACTAGCTGTTGTAGTAGTTAAAGATAAAATAGGATTTGAATACTGGCCTAATCTAATAGAAGCATCTGAAAATACTTCCATTACGGGCAATCCCGATATTGTATTTACAGAAAATAAAGAACCTGATAATCCATCTACTACTGAAAATAATTGACCCGATGGTCCATTAACATCAAATATTGTAGCTTCTAATCCTGATCCTTGTATTGATAATACATTGGATGAACCTGATGCTACAGTAGGTCCATTAATTACTGTTAAGTTAGCTGTACCAGTCAATGATCCTGTCATTGAACCAGATACAATTGCTTGTGAACCTACTGTCTTTAAAGGATTAAATCCATACTTACCAATGTTAACAGTTTCATCTGAAAATACTTCCATTAATGGTAAACCAGAAATAGTATTTACAGAAAATAAAGATCCTGATAAACCGTCTGTTACAGTAAATAATTGTCCTGATGTACCTAATATGTTTAATAAAGTTCCACCTGCAGTAGAACCTTGTATAGTATTTACATCAGTTGATCCTGAAGTATATTGAGATCCAGTTACTGTAAGTGAACTAGATACAGATTCATTATTATATACTCGTAAAAAGCCGTTCCTTAAATCCATGGTCTAATATAAATATGTGTTTGTTTTAGACTTGCCTGCCTAGGGTTGTTTGAAAGCGTTGGACTGCGGTGTATAAGCTGGCGTTATCGCTATCTGCTAACAAGTCGGATATAAAAGCAAAAGAAATTGTCCCTGATCCTCTTTGACCTCCTGAGGTGAGAAAATCTCCTAATAGGAAAGTTGTTGTACTAGTTGCGTTTAGGTTGTGACTATAACTGGTTACGGATCCTGTTATTGCTATTTTTATAGTTGATGAAGAATCCCTAGATATAGTTTTAAACCCGTTTGAAAAAGTGGGAGTGAGTATTGCAGAATTATTACCAAATGCTGTGATTGTGCTCCAATCATATGTATACTGTCCTGATGATCCCATTATTACAGCTACTCCATTTTTTCTATAAGCTCCAAAAGAGTATAGGCCTGAGCTATACAGGCTAGAAGGGGTTAAATAAGTGTTCGCATATGTAGTGCTTCCATCTAAAGTACCGCCGGCTGCATCGTGAGTCCAAGAGCCTGAAAAGTTTAACCTATATGCTCCATTAGTGTCTTGTGGATCTTTTAAATTAAATTTATGAGAACCGGAAGTACCTCCTATAAACGGATAAACGGCTTTCATTTTATTCCAAAGTCCGTAGTTTTTTAAATCCGTAGTTAACTGACAAGTTGCTATTATAATAGAACTGTTTGCTTCTGTACGAGCAATACCGGCTGCGTCTAAGAAATTAAATGCTTCTGGGTTTGGTCTTAATAGTATTGCCATGTTATACTTGTCTCCCTAGTGTTGTTTGAAATCGTTGGACTGCGGTGTATAGGTTAGATGCTTCTGCAGTAGTAAATCCATCGCCTAGTGAAGCAAACGCACATTCATAGCTTAAATTATTAGTGCCTATGTTACTATTGTTCATAGCATTAATCATGACATTCCAACTAACTATAGATCCAGATGCTGCAGTTGCTGACTTTAATAATACGCCGTTTTGGTAATACTGCTGAGTTGTCGTATTTACTCTATTAGCATGTAGTAACCCTAATGTATTAGTAATAATAACATCGGTTTCTACAGAACTATTAATAGAATATCTAGTATTACCATTATAATTTGGTATAAGTTCATAATATGACGGCGGCGATGGATTGTTTGCTCCCATTTGATTTACACTTGAACTTCCCGAAGTTCTAGAATAATACGTAAAATGACCGCGTTCATTAAATGACTGACTCGAAGGAGTATAAAACGTATTAGCATATCCAGTTGAACTACCCGATACGCCTGTCGATGAATGTATTAATGATCCTGAAAATTGTATTCTATATGCTGCATCTGAATCTCTAGGATCTTTTAAATTCCATTTATGTGAAAATGCTGTACCTCCTACCATAGGATAAATTGCTTTCATCTTATCCCATATGCTATAATTTTTTAAATCTGTTACTAACGTTGCAATAGCAATACATTGAGTTGTATCAGTAATGTTTGCTGCTGAAATAAAATTTAGAGCATCGGTATTTGGTTTTGCTACAAAATACATATTATACCTGCCTCCCTAATGTGGTTTGAAATCGTTGAACTGCTGTGTAAAAATTGGCTGCTTCTGTGTCTGTAAGACCGTCACCTATTGAGGCAAAAGCCAAATTCGCTGTAGAAAATTCACCAAATGTACTTCCTTCGTTACCTGCTAATAATGTGTAAGTAACATTAAGTAATGCAGTAGATGCATTAGTGAATGTTTCTATTGTTAGATTATTTTGTTTTTTAAAGAAATTAGCAGATGAGTTTCTTGATAAAATAAACATACCTTGCTGAGGTGTTTCAATACTACTTACAGCCTGTGTTGAACTTTGAAGAGATAAATATTCACTACCATTATAATTTAAATAGAATCTTGAAAAAACTGATCCACTAACTAAACCCATTGAAACACCTGAATTGCTTGATAATATATTTCTTTGATAAATAGATATATGTAAATTATTTGAAGTTTGCTCGGTGCTTTGATTCAAATTTGTATTCATATATCCACTTGTCCCATTCCCAGTAATTCCTAAATTTGAAAATGTAACACCCCCGTTAAAAGTACCCGTAAATGAACTACTCTTTAAATTCTGTGCACAGGCGGCTGCACTTGCTCCAACCATTGGATAAATAGCTTTCATCTTATCCCATATGCTGTATAATTGCAGGTCTGATACTAAATTATAAATAGCATACCGTTGTTGTTGGTTTGTTATACCTGTAGATTGGAAAAAATTATTAGTAGGTACAGCAGCCGCGATGTTATTTACTGGTGTTATAATTTCACCATTGTAATTTATAAAAAGTCCGTTTTTAAATACTGCCATAACTTATCATACTATTTGAGTTGTGATGGTTGCTCTCCATGCATAAGGCTCTGAAGTAGATCCTGTAACTGATAAAATAGCATTTGAACCAGAAACTATAATGTTTGCATCTGAACCTGAGAAGTCCGCAGCAATAAATCTAATATTATTTCCGACAATAGAAGCATTTCCACCTACTCTCTTAACAGTAGATCTGATTTCACCTGTGATTGTGTCTCGTGAACCTGTACCGTAACCGGTTACTAGAGCAATAATTGATACTGAGGATGAGGTGTTTAATCCTAAAGTATATAAGGATGCTGTTGGAATGGCTGCTGCTGCAGTAGAAGCAGATACTTGAAGCATTGTGTATGTTACACCAACACCCTCATTGAAAATAATATCATTCCGGAATGTGGTAGGCTGTGTGAATGAGGCCGGTCCTGTAAAACTAGAAGAAGCTTGAACGGTTACTAATGAACCTGTTGAACCTGAAACACCTAATAATAAAGCAGAACCTGTTTTCTTAAATACAACGTTTGGATAGTTGTACATATTAACTGTCCAATCTGAAGTAGCTTCTATGATTGGAAGACCGGATACATCATTTACCATATAAATGGAACCTGAGGTAACGTCTGTGATTGTTAATTGTGATCCTACTGATGATGCTCCAAAGTCTGCAATTATATTTGAGGTACTTGACCCGGTGTAAGACCCGGTAAATGTAGCATTAACTCTAAATGCTGTTTGTGTTTGACTAGGAGCTGTATTAGTAAATACCGGTGATACATCTAATCCATAAATAAATGAAGCAGTAGAATTAGTATGAGTTAATGACTGTGTAACATCAAATCCTGCTGAACCTGATGCAATTGAAAATGCACCTGCAGCTAATACTGGCCCTACTGTCGTGATAGAACCTGATGTATTTAAAGAACCAGTAATTGTATGATAATCAGTAGAAGCATTTCCTATTTTTACTCCTAGGTTTGTAACTTCAAGTTCAACTGCCGATCCTGTAAATACTGTAAATGATCCGGTAACTACTGTATTACCGTTAGTTATTTGTGGTCCAGTTACTGTTAATGAACCTGTTAAAGTAGTTGAACCAGTTACTGTTAAATTACCATTTGAAACTTGCGGACCAGTTACTGTTAATGAACCTGTTAAATTTGTAGATCCTGAAACTGTACTTGAACCAATAACTGTTAATGAACTAGAAACAATTGACGAGCCAGTAACTCTAGCAACTCCAATTACATTTAATGAAGATGATAAAACAGTTGACCCTGTTACTTGTAATGTATCAATTCCAAATGTAGCTACACGTGTATTTTCAACCGAGACAGAAACAGATCCACTCGCTACTTGATTTATTCCACTTGGATTAAGTCCTGTATATCTCATTTGTTATTAGCTAATTTCCAATACCGACACTACTATATCTGCAGATCCTGCAGTATTTGATCTTAATGTTAAATAATCAGATGCTTCTAATACTACTTTTTGTTCTCCACCTACTAATACAATATTTGATCCGGGCGGAATTAATGAACCCGAACATAATACAATGTTTTTAGATGTAGAACTATCATACATTTTTACATCGATATTAATATTTGATTGTATTCTATTTGCAACAGATACTCCGATAACAGTTGCAGTAACACCGGTTGCAGTGTATACTGTTGTTTCGGTAGTTCCTATAGAGCCGGATATACTGTTTTTAAATGTATTTGCCATATATACTAATAAATATTTGTTTTATATATTCTTAGCCCAAAGCAATCGCCATTGCAATTGCATTGTCTACTACGTTGATTCCATTTGAAATAACAGGTCCTAATACATCAATACTACCAGTCACTCTTAATGATCCTGATAAGTTCATTGAGCCTGTTGCAGTAAATGCTGAGAATAAACCTGCTCCTTGGAATGAACCTGAGAATGAACCCGAATATCCTGATATAACATTTGATGCTAATGTTCTTCCTACGTATTGGTATGATGTTACATATAATGAAGAAACACCTGCAGCAGCTGCATTTGTTAAAAACTGAAATACACCTGTCTTATAATCAAATACAAAATCTGTTTCTGCTACTTGAGTTGATGTTCCATTTTTATATGCAATTACGTTATATGCCCTACTAGCTCCAGCTGTCTCTGCGTTGTTCGATGCTAAACTAGCAGCTGCGTATTTATTTGAAAGAAAGTTAGTAACTTGGTTAGCATTAACTGCGAATGGAGTACTAGTAGTTCCAGGATATGGATCTACGAAAAACCATACTTCTGTATATCCATTTGCTCCTGTTCTACCCGATGGCGTCATTTGTTGACGATACCAATACTTCATGATCGGATCAGATCCTAATGAAGCAGAATATACTTGACTAGCAGCTAATAATGGAATACTAGATGTAGGTATTAAACTAGTCTGTGTGTAAATTTCACCTTCTCCTAAGTCTAAGACTCTAGTAAAATTGTCTTGAGAGTCAGAAATATCATCATGGGTATATCGTCTACTTGCTAATAAGCGACCGGATTTGATTGTACTGTTAACTGGCATGATCTATATATAATTATTAAGCACCTGTTATTGTTAATGATGTAGGAACGGTGTGCGAAGCATATGTTGAGTTATTTAATCTAGCTATAATGAATATTTTATTTGAGTTATTCACTGCTTGACCTTTTGAGAAGTCTAAAGTAACTGTATATGCAGTACTTACAGCTGATGTAGGATTATATACAACATTTACTGTATTTGCAAATGGATTTTGGTTACCCGTAGTTTGTGATGTTGGACCTGCAATTGCAGCTGCACCTACTTCAAATCCTAATAATGTTGCTCCAGCGCCAGTATCTTTTTGAGCTTCTAATAATAATGCAACTGACCATCCATCAGCTGTCGATGACCAAGCATTTAATGTAGTTCCTAAATTAACTGTTACCGATCCTAAACCTCCACCTGATGCATATTGAATCTCTCTAATATAATACTTAGTAGTAGCACCGTATGAAGCTGGATACCAATATCCCGATGTTGAACCTGGATCTACTAATTTAGCAGGCGCTACTTGTAAATCTTTTGTTTCTAATCTTGAACCTGAATTCCAAATAGTTGTTCCTGGTAATGTAAATGTCAATACATCATTTGATATATTTCTTCTATAAGTTTCTCCTCCAAAGTTTTCAGTTCCGGTAGTACCTTTAGTAAATGTAGCTGAACTATTATCAAATCCATCTGCTTTACCATAGTAAGCTAATGAACCTGATGCACTAGGTTGACTAAAATCACCCGCTGTATGATATACTGAAGCTGTCGTTGCTAATGTATTTGAAGCACCTAATCTATTAAAACCAGTTCCAGTTAATGTAAACGTAGTTGGTGATAATGTAGATTTATTAGTAAAGTTATTTGTTCCATCTGGTGCGGTAAATGTAATTGCAGAATTTAATCTTACTACATCCGATGCGGTAGGAATCATTCCAATTGTTTTTAAGTTACCAGTTGCATCATAAAATACATTTGATGTATTATATGTTCCACCCGATGTAGCAGATGTTGTATTACCTGTTTGTGCAACGCCAGTTCCTGATATTCCAATAGTAGCAATTGTACCATCATTATACATAGGATTAAAACAATTCGATGCAGTTATATTAGTTGCATATGTAGCAGATGTTAAATAAGGAGCTCCTGATAATGATCTAGAAACAGCTGTCAATTTTTGCATTGAAGTAAATGCACCTGCAGGTGTTGTAGATGCTATACTAGAATTAATATGTGTAATTGGAGCATAAAATATTCTAAATCTTTGAGTCGCTGCTGTAGGAGCAAATGTATAATTACCTGATCCGGTTGCAATTCCTAATGATGCTGTTAATTCATAGTATCCTGTTGAACTAGAATTAGCAAATGCAATTGACGATGTAAAGTTATAGTTAGTAACTAATCCCGTAAATCTAGAATCTTGATATGTATTTGGAATTACTCTAGGAGCAGCTGTATTAATTTGAAATCTATACAATCCATCACTATTAGTTGTATCTAAAGTTGTATTTGTAGTTATAAATTGTGATGAACTAGTATGAAGTAATGTTAATGAATTATTATCATAAAACTTCCAGTTTCTAGAAGCACTTACTGATACATTATCTGCTAATAAGCCCGAACCAAATAATAAAGAAGCATTTACTGCAGATGATGATACTGAAAATGTACCATTAGCTTGGTTAGTAAATGTATAATTTAATAAACTATTTGTTTCTATTGCAGATGTAAATCCACCAATACTATAAAATAATTTTTGACCAACTAATGCAAATCCTTTATTAATTAAATACTGAATGGTTGTATCTGCATGGTTAAATGATACATATCCCGCGGGTTGTGATACGGTACTTGTACTTGCAACTGCCGATGTAACACCATCATATAATCTACTATTTGCTACAGGCGCAGGAGTTGATGCACTTAAAAATCCAGCAATAAATCTTACAATTGTAGCTGTATCTGTATTTTGATTAAATAAATTAAAATAAGAACCATCTAAGTTATATCCCCATTGGTTAGTTCCTACTGGATATCCAATGTTATCGGAATAGTGCCATGTAGATTGACTTACCACTAATCCATATTTAGATGCGCCTGTTCCATCTGCGGCTGGTAATAAAGTACTACCTGTAATTACTACAGTACCTACAATATCAACATCACCCGAACCCGTAATAGATCCTTTATTAATAGTAACCTTACTACCAGATGAATAAATACTAGATCCTTCTAAGTGATCACTACCTTGTCCTCTTAGTACTGAATAATGGGCTGGATAAGCTTCATCTCCTAATGATCCGGTGTTTCTAGGGCCAGACATTAATCCTCCGCCATGATAGTTACCGCCTTGTGGGTTTTCATAAACCCAATGGTTTCTTTCTGAATCCCAAAGTAATGAGCCTGTAGAATCAGTTCCAAATGATCCTGAATCAGTAACTATAATTCCTCCAAATCTAACAACTGGGTCATTAGTATTTAATGTAATTGTACTTGCACCAACAACTACTTGAGATGATGTAACTGACGTAAATGATGCAGTACCTAAAACAGTTAAGTTTTGAGTTACTGTCATTGACCCAGTAACAGTCGTATCTTTTAACGAAGATGAACTTTGTACTGTTAATACACCTGCTACCGTAGTATTATTATTTACTGTTAATGTATTATTTACTATAGTACTACCAGTAACAATTAAATTTCCAGCTGCTGTAATATTATTTCCTATAAATTCACTACCGCTAACTGTTAAGTTACCTGTATTAGTTAACGACAATAATGTCGATGAACCTGATACTATTTGAAATGATGTAGCGCCTGGTAATACAGATGCAGATACAGATCCTGTTGCAGTTTGTGATAAATTTAAACCAACAATCGAAGCTGCTGGTAAATTAGTTAATCCTGCTCCATTTCCTTGGAACGAACCCGAGAATGAACCTGATCCAACGCCAGTTACTAATCCTGAAAATGAACCCGTTGATGCACCTTGAAATGATCCTGAAAATAATCCAGTTGCAGATCCTTGAAATGATCCCGATGTAGAACCTGACAATGCGCCTATTACCGTTCCGGTTAATAATCCGGTTGTATTAATATTTCCTTGGAATGATCCTGAGAATGAACCAGAATAACCAGCTACTTGTTGAGTTGCTAATGTTCTACCTATGTACTGATAAGCAGAAATATAAACGTATTGATTCGATGCAGGAGCTTGGCCGGTAACCCAAGATAAGATACCTGTCTTATAATCAAATACATAATTGTCATCTGTAATAGCAGATTCTGTAATACCAGCTGCTGTCGCTGATGTACTTTTATAAACTTGTACTTTATAACCCGGAGGATTGGCTTCTGTGTTGTTTGAAGCATCTGCAGGTATAGAAATGTACTTTGGAGATATAAAATTTGTTTGTTGATCTGATTCAATTAACTGATCAGATGCAACTGAATTTGTAGGTGAACTAGGATTGCTTAAAGTAAAGTAATACACTTGACGAGTACCATCACCTGCAGGTTTCATTTTCTTTCTATTCCAATACTTTGCAATTGGTAGATTTATGACGATGCTAGGTGATACTATACTTGCGGATATAATACGTTGATCTTGAGATGATCCGCTATATGGAATTTGCGAACTACCAGTAGGTATAAATGCAGTATCTAAATAAATTTCAGATACACCTAAATCTAATACCTGTGTAAACGCTTCTTGAGTTAACGTGTTACCGTCAGTCGTAAATCGTCTATTTTGTAGTAATCTCTCCGATCTATTCGCTGAATTATATGCCATATTTTATTTATGTTAAATATTAACTAATTGTTATTCTTTGTAATGCGTTACTAGGTGTTCCGCAGTATCTAACTGCTAACCAAATTTTAGGGCCTGCAGCATTAATTGTTTGATTAATACCATTATTTAATGATAATGTAAGTGTACCACTACTATTTGTAAATCCTGAAAAGTTTGCTACTATATCAATATTATCAGAGAATGGATTGTATTGAGCACTTGTAGCTTGGTTATTTAATGCACCTCCATAAGATCCGTTACCTTTTACTGCGTCAAACATTACTACTCGACCAGCTCCCTTATTATCTACTTGATATTGGAATATTACTCCAATTGCAATTTTACCGGTTGTCGATGTTTGAAAATCTACTAAATCAGCACTAGTACCAGGTAACAATGATATAGTTAATGTTCCTTTGTTACTTACAACTGCGGTATCAAATTCACGCAAATACCATTTAAAATTAGTTGCGCTATAACCAGCTGTTGGATACCAATATCCATTTGAACTTTCTGGGTTAACTAAAAATCCCGGTTTAACTTGTAAAGGTCCGCTATCACCTAAAGTTAATCTAGGTATTTGATCCCATTGGGTAGACAATGAAGTTGAATTACTTATTTGCCTTCTAAAACTTTCTGAGGTAAAGTATTCAATCAATGTTGTATTTGTAGATCCACCTCCAAAATACCCCAACGAACCTGAAGATACTGGCTGGCCAAATGTACCAGCTGTATGATAAGGAATAGTCAATGTATTTAAAGTAGATTCACTACCATCTTTATTTGTACCAAATGTAACTGCAGTAAACGTAGATGGTGAAACTGATGATGTCTGCACAATATTTGTACCAGTACCTATACTCAAACTAATACTACCTGTTAATTCAACAATATCTGTTAATAACGGTACAGTTGAAGTAGCTCTTGCCGTAACACCTGTCGAATCATATACTGTATTTGCTGTATTAATTAATCCCGATGTAATACTAGCTGCAAATGCTCCGCCGCCTCCGTTTGAAATAGTTACGTTACCCGACGTTCCTTGTCTAGCTAATGTTGCACTTGAACCATATAATGGATTAAATAATCCTGTTATTGATGATGAAACTTCATATGTAGCAGCTGTTAAATAAGGAGCTCCTGATAATGATCTAGATGTTGCAGTTAAATATCTATATCCTGAATATCCTATTGCTAATGTATTAGTACCAACATTTGTTGATATAGTTGACAATGGAGCAAAGAATATTTTATCTTGTGCGGTTTTAATCGAGCCTGATGAATACGCTGAACTACCAGATGATAAAATAACTGACGCTGTTATTTGATAATATCCTGATGAACTTACACTACTAAAACTTCTTGCATTATTGTATAATCCAGATGAAAATACTGAAGCGAATTTACCATCTTGATAAGCCGGAGGAATTACAGCTACATTCGCTGTATTAATCTTAGCTAATGTAATTCCGTTAGTAGTACTAAAAGAATTATTTGATATTAAGTTTTGAGACTGTGAAGTCGCTGTTGCTGATTGTGCACTACTATCTGAATATAACCAGTTAATAGATCCTGATACATTTACTTGAGTCGGGCCGCCCGATGATAATGATCCTAATCCAAATAATTGTGTATCGGCAGATGAACTAACAGATGTTGAACCTCCAAATACACTAGAATAACTTATACTGTAAGCTGAACTATTATAAATTGATGCAATACCCGAAAACAATGTTCCTCCATTAGCTGCAAATCCTTTAGATATTAAATATAAAATATCTGTATTAGTAGATGATTGAGGTACATATCCTGATGTAACAGTGCCTGTACCATTATTAGCATATACTTGTGTAATAGATCCTAATGTTTTTGTATTAGGTGATGCATCAGGTGCGGAAGCACTTAATAAACCAGCTATAAATCTTAATACTTCTGATACATCTGTTTGAGAAGAAAAGTTATTAAAATATGATCCGTTTAAATTTGAACCCCATGCATTTGATGTAGGCGTACCTGCATTAATATTATATGCATTTACTGATCTACTTACAAATAATGACCCTGATCCAATTGTTATTTTAGATGCAGATACTGATAAATATGTGTTACTACCTGATGCTACATTAAAAAACGTATCTGATAATGTAACTGACGCAGATATTGATCCGGTAGCTACTTGAGATAAATTTAATCCTACAATTGAAGATGCAGGTAAATTAGTTAATTGTGTACCATCTCCTGCGAATGTGCCTAAGAAGGAACCAGAGCCTATTCCTATAAATGATCCTGTTAATGAACCGGTTGTATTACTTTGGCCTATTAATGAGCCCGAAAATGTAGTAGCAGTTACTTTAGATGCATTGTTAACAGTTAATAAATTAACAGATGCACTTGTTACAGTAAATGGTGTACTAGTAGATGATACAGACGCCGATACTTGTGAATCACCTATTTGCGTTAAATTTAATCCTACAATTGAAGACGCGGGTAAATTAGTTAATTGTGCTCCACTACCTTTAAATGAACCCGATGTTACTCCATCACTTTCAACTCTTAAATATACCGTAGATCCGTTTTTAACTGTAAATGCATCTCCTACTGAACTAACTGATGCAGTTACTGTTCCGGCTTTAATTTTATCTAATGTTAAATCACCCGCAGTTGTAAGTGCTTGACCATTTAATGTAGCACTACCAACTAAAGTAGTTACTCCGCTAATTGTGGTACTAGATAATACACTACTTCCATTAACATTTAATGTTCCATTTAATAATGTATTTCCAGGTACTGTTAATTGTCCACTTGAATTAACTGATAATTTACTACTACCAGCTGATGAAATATCAAATATCGTAGCTCCTATACCAACTGATGCAGATACAGACCCTGTTGAAATTTGTGATAAATTTAACCCCGTAATACCTGTTGCTGGAATATTTGTTAATTGTGCTCCTGATCCAGAAAATACATTAGCAGTTAATGAACCTGATATCTCTACCGATCCAGTGAACTTTGCAGGTCCAATATTAATAAAAGTATTTGACCCTGATACAGTTAATGAACCAGTAATTACTGTATTTCCAATTACTTTAATTGTAGGCGCTAATCCATCAGCTGAACCCGAAAAGATCGATGATCCGGTAATATTTAATCCCGAATTTGAATTGATTGTACCAGCTACACCTTGTAATCCACGCTCACCGCGCTGGCCTGCCGGTCCGGGAGAATTTACGACTACTACATTTGTATTTGTGTTTGTTGTTACTAAATTAGTACTCATCTTGTTACTTCTTTTGATATTCTAATAGGACCTTGTATTATTCTAGTTACATAATCACAGTTATTGTAATTAGTAAATACTTCTAAGTCATATACTGCTTCGGTAAATGTCATTGCACTTGTATCACATGATGATATAAATATACCTATCGATCCTGATGTAGGAGACTTAGTAGCATGTGACCCTGATATTGATAGACATGATGCTCCATCGACAAATGAACTACTTAATGATAAATAAACTGTCGAAGACTCAGCTGATGGTCTAATTTGCATTCTAGCGCTATAACCCGATAAATCAACTGGTGTGTTAGTAGAATCCTTATATTGAATTTCAAAATCCAACGTACTTCCTTGTTCTATTAATATTGGATATCTTCCAGCTGACATAGTTTATTTTTGGTTGGATTTGTTTCTATTTTCTAGTAATAGGAAATAGTATAGTTTCCATCTTCTATAAATATTAAATCTACCAAAAACTTAATATAGTATTTGGAAATACAAAATAAATTAATTATCTTTATATAGGTAACTAACACCTATTAATAGAACATATAAACAAGCCTATAAGACTAGCTTATTCATTATACATCTATACTATGCGCCTCCGTTGTATGAACGGTTTTAAGGGCCACAGTAGGATACTTTTGTTTAAGTTTATCAACTGCTTGAATATTTTTAATTGAATCATCTACAAATAAAATATCATTGTATCCTTTTAGAATTTGACCCTCAATCCAATCAGCTTTCTTTTGTGGGTTTGCATCTCCTAATGCAACTACATATACATCTAATCCAAATTTCTTTTTTAAATAATTCTTTGGCGGATAGCCTAACATTCTAGCAGTTAAAATTGTGGTCTTTGTAGTAGGCTGACTAGCTGCTTTTTTTAATAATTCAATATTCTTACCAATTGGAGTACCTGATTTAATCATTGCATTAAATTCTTTAAAGTTAAAAGAATCATCTGGCAATGGTTCATATACTGCAAACTCAGCTGGAGTTAATGTCTTTTCATGTCCATTATTTTTTACAATAATGTTTGCTTTTACTTTAACTAATGTATCATCAAAATCAAATACTCTAAGTCTTTTTATACTAGGGCCTTCATTAATAGAACCAAATGCGGTATGCCTAGGATCTGAATACACTGTCATTTTTTTAAACTGTGCGGTTGTTTGACGTTCAAAGTCGTTAAAGTAAAAGTTTAGTTGGTCCATTATGATCCGTATTCTTTATAAATATCTAATATTTCTGGAATAATAGGATGCCTATGATTTTGTTTTAATGTAATTACTTTTACTCCCCTAACACGAGATTCTAGTATTTTAAAAAAATCAATTCCAGATTCTTTTTTGTTTCTTAAATCTATCTGAGAAGTATCTCCGCAGAATATCATTTTAGACTCTAATCCTAATCTACCAATAATCATTTCTGTTTGATTACTGTTTACGTTTTGGCATTCATCTACAATTACTATTGCATTAACAAATGTTCTTCCTCGTACAAATGCAAATGGCAAAATTTCAATGTCTTGTTTTTCAATCAATTTATCAATTGATTCTTTAGTATATAACATATACAAGTTAGCATAAATAGGAGCTAACCATGGATCCATTTTATCTTTAATATTACCCGGTAAGTATCCAATATCATCTGCAGCTGCAACTACTGGTCTTGTAATAATAATTTTTTCAATTTTACGATTAAAAAACATATCTAATGCAATCTGACATGCTAATAATGTTTTACCTGATCCCGCCTGCCCTCTTAATAATGTAATCGGATTAGCATTGTCAATAATTACTGACTTAGCTTGTTTCTGTTCTTCATTAAGTGAAATGTTAAATTTAATAGGATTTTTTGGTTTTCTCTTTTCTGTATTTGGTATAGGTGCAACTGGTTCCATATTACTTTAATTTACTATAAATATCTACTAGAATTAAAGATCATAAAAAAAGCTCCCATTTCTGGGAGCTTCTTCTATTAAAATGTTCTAATTAAATTAGATAGTATTTAAACCAGCTACTTTAATGGTTCCGTAAAATTCGGGTCTAACCATCTTCTTCGCGTAACGAGTCATTACACCCTTACGTGGAGTGAAGTTAGTAGGATCATACACCAAAGGAGTCATAATTAAAGGAATATAAGGAGCATATACAGCACCTGTTTCCAAGAATTGAGCACCTCTGTAACCTAATAAAATTACGTTATCTGTCATGTATGGGTTCTTGTATACTGTGAAGCGGCTATTCAACATACCCACTTTTTGTACACCCATTGCAAATTGCATTTTGTCACCGTTAGTATCGGCAGCATATCCTGGGATAGACTCAAGGATAGTAGCAACATCAGGAGAACATACTAAGAAGTTAGCTCCTCCACGCATTGTTTTTTGGTGGATTTTGTTACTTACTTTTTGGATCTTAGTTCCCAATGTTTGGAACCATGTACCTTGGTTATATGCAGCAGCACCGGTAGTTCCGTTATGAGGAACGAAAGTATCAGTAGCGGCATCATAATCATAACCAACTCTTGCTGACCACTGCTCGGTTGTTACAGCGTTTTGAATCAACATATCCAAAATCTCTAAATCAATCTCTTGAGAGATATACTCAGACAACATAGAAGTTAATTCAGCTTCTGCATCAATTGAATGGTAAGCATTTAAATCTTGAGCAAATTCAGGTGTCCAAATTGCTTTCAATTTACGTGTCTTAGCAACGATTGCTTCAGAACGAAGTTCTACGTTAATTTCAGGAATGTTTAAGTTAGCACCTGAGTTAGGGAAGTTACCTGGGTTAGTATCTTCAAAATCACCACGACCAGTAGCGGTAGGTTGTTTAGCATATTGAACTGCGATCAACGTACCTGGGTTGGTTGTAGAAGCGATTGAACCTGATACTACAAAAGTAACATTACTTGTATTAGTATTAACAGTGGTAAACTGAGGGAAGTAAGCAGAAATAAGAGATCCAGTAATACCAAATGCTCTTACACCATTTAAATCAGGAGTAGTTAAAGAAGCAGAAGCAACTGTAATTTTCTTGAAGTGACCAGCAGCGATAGAAGCTGAATAAGCTGTTGTAAACTTAGAATCGTAGTTAAACGTATCAAAGTCAGCATCACTAGCCATTGTTAAAGCGGTTGAGATAGAAGCAGATGCTGCACTAGGAGTAGCAGAACCAGATGCATTAATTGAAGTAGTTAAATCGTTTAAGGTATAACCAAAACGACCTTGACCATAAAGACCACCACTTGGATCACCAGTAGTATTAGTTACACCAAATACTGAATTCTGTTGGTAACCACCTTGTGAAGGGGTGTTAGTAGTATTAGTAGTTGAAAAACCAGGTGCGGTAGTTCCGTATTTGAAATCCATCCAGAAAACAAGTCCTGAAGGTAAATTCATTGGCTGAACTGATACGAAATCTTTCGCAGCAATTTCAGCAAATACACGGCGAACCAATGGAAGGGCCACGCCACTCCATTCTTCAGCATTACCAGAAGTACCAGTAGCATTAGCTTCAGATACCAATTGTTTTGCTTGGTTTTCTAACATAATGGCCATACCATGTTTTTCATATTCATGGTCGATGCCTTCCAAAAGACCGGTTTTGTTCCATTTAGAAACTAAACCTTTGGTCTCTTCCATTTGGCGACGGATCATTCCGTTGCTCTCGTTAAGGATGTTCGATAATTGAGACATTTTTATTTTTGTTTTTTTAATTGTTTAACATTATTTAATTAAACCTGCTAATTTCTTAAAACGATCAGCTAAATCTGATCCTTCTGATAACACTTGCTTTGCAGGTTTAGTTGAAGCTACAGGCTTCGAAGCAAATGATTCTTTTACTACTTTTCTATTAGATCTTTCTAAGTTAGATTTGAATGATTCAGCTAACGTAGAATAAACTAATTTCACTTCACGTAAATTGTGTGCTCTGTCAAAGTTTTCAATTACTTTCATTTTTTGACCTTCAGCTAATACAAAATTACGGAACAATTTGTTTGAATAAAGAAGTTTTGCATTTAACAAATTAACTTCATTAATCTTACCTTTCAAGAAACGAATAACGTTGTAAGCTTCTTCTAAGTCTTCAGCTGAAGAATCTTCTTCAGTCATTTCTTCTTTTTCGCTTTCTTCATCTTCTTCTTTTAATGCACGAATAATTTCGTTAATGTCGATGTCTTCGTCCATGTCCATGCCTGCGTCCGCAGTCATATCCATTTCTTCTTCTTCGTCCATCATAGTAGCATCTACTTCATCTTCTGAACCTTCTAATTCTCTAATGATTTCTTCTAAATCTAAATCATCATCTTCTTCAGTCATTTCATCTTCAGGAGCAGGTGCTGCTTCAGGAGCAGGTGCTGCAGGAGCAGGTGCTGCTTCAGGGGCAGGTGCTGCAGGAACTTCTTGTGTTGGCTCAGTAGCTACGTCTACATCCATTTCTTCTTCTTCACCTTCATACATGTCATCATCTTCTAATTCTTCAGATAATTTAGCAGAAAGCATAGATTGGATTCTAGGTGTAAAAGCTTCTTCAAGAGCTAACTTTGCATTGGCAAGAGCAGTTTCTCTAACTGCCTTCGCATCGGCGATTGCGTCTTTTAATAAATCTTTCATTGTGTTTGTTTAATCCGTTTATTTAAATTGGAAATAAGATTATTAGGAATCTTAACAGAATTGGTTATAAATAAGCACCCTCGAATGATAGACTACATGTTAGCGAGGTATTTTGCTTTAACAAAAATAAATATAGGCATGATCCGAAAACCATGCCTATTCTTAAATATTTTTTAAAAAATGTTTAATTTATTGTAATCTCGTATCAGAAAACTCTGCAGTATCATCATCACCTTTCATAATATCAGGATTTTCTTCAACTTTTTGTTTAATTAAAGCAAATATCTTTTTAACTAAATTAATAGTCTCTGCTCCTTTACCTAATAAACCTGTTACAGAAAATAACATGCCTATTGATGAAGCTCCCAATACTGGAAAGTGCATTACACCAATTGTTCCTAATATTAGTATTATTATTAACAAACCAGAATAGCCTGCTACTTTTTGTCCCCACTCGCCTGCACCTAATTTTTTACTTATCCATGCAAATGCTTTTTCAATTGCTTTAGCCGGGAAGCCTGTTACTTGTTTAAGTCCTTTAAAAAATGTATTTAATCCTTTTTGTAATTTACTTGCATTAATTTTTAATCCTGTTAATTCTTCTATTGCAGATGAAATTTCATTTAATAAAGCAGTATTACCTAATATATTACCAACCATTTCAATAGCATGAATAAATCCATCACTTGATTCGTTAATAGTATATCCTCTACTTTCTTTTATTTCAGTTTTAATATTTTCAATATCCGAAGTATCAACTGCAGTTACATTTCCATTAGCATCAATTAATGCACTTAACATCGCTGCTTGTACTTCATCATCAGTTATGTCCTCACCATCGGCTTGTAATTCCTTAGATAAAGCCATTGTTTGTTGTAGTATACTATTAGCAGTACTTTTAGTATCTTCAAACAAACGTTTAATACGATGTTCAAACAGTACCTGTTGTGCTAAATCAGATACTTTAATGTAATTATGCTTCATATTATCTTACTTTACCCGATTGTTGCAATGCTCTATACATTGATTCAAAGTGCTCACCTGATAAGTCATCTACCAATTCATTTAAATCATCTGAATCAATAACTGGTAATTTTGTACCTGCAATTGAATTAGCTATTGCACCTAATTTTTTAATAGTAGAAATATTAGAAGAATTTTTCATAATATAATTCCAAACCTTTTTTCTAGCTGCGCCTTCTAATGCAGGATTGCCAAATGCATATTTACTTTCGTTTGTTTTTGTTTTTTTACTACCTCTTCTTTTATCTCCTCTTCCATAATACCCTTCCTCAACATCGCTTTCTTTTGGTTCTTCTTTTTCTTTAGGAGCGGCAGTAGCTGCTTTTTCTTTTTCTGATGTATAATTTGCATCTACATAATTAAAAAACTTCTTCTTTGTCTTATCAGATTCTAAATCTTCTGGACCAGCCACTTTAAATTTCTTTAAAGCTTTTTTAAAGAATTGTTGATAATCAGGACCTGACTCAGCAGCTTCATTTACCATGCTACCAATATCATAATACTTACCTAACACACCTCCAATGTCTTCATATGCAGATTCTAATCTTTGTTGCAATGTTGACATTTCTGCGGCTGTTTTATCAAATATTTTTTGAGCTTCGCCTAGTTGCTTCATGTGTCTAGACACAGTAACTTTATCGAACCAATCTTCGGTTTCTGATAATGTTAAATGATTTGCAGCTTCGATCATATGGTTTAATGCATCAGCTGTTTCTTTTAATGAATGCTGACGATATATACCAGGTGCATGTTCTGCAAATTTATATACTGCTTCTAAAAAAGCCTTCTTTTGTTCAGTGGACATTCCTTCCATGCCACTTGCATTTTCTTTTACTAAATTTGATAATTTCATAGAATTAGTTTCATGCATATGTAATGCGCCTAAATATTTTTTTAATGATTCTTTGTTACCATCAGTACATCCAACTTTACTGCCATCTTCTTTTTTGAAGACGCAATATTTGTTTCCTTGTTTTCGTACTGAATATGGCATTAATAGTTTCTAAATTGGTATTTACCTTGTGTGAAGAACATTGTACCAACAGTGAGGCCATTTGACCCACCCGATGGATGTGTATAACTCCATTGGAATTTAAATGAATAACCTCCAATTTCGTTTTGTAATGGATATACTGTTACAGATAAAGTTAAAGATTTAAACATACTTCTCATTACAGCTGTTTTAATTTCTTTTGAGAAGTCATATTCGTATTCTATATAACCTCTTCTTTCTTTACCGGTAGGTAATGGACCTGCAGGAATAATAATACCTGTTTGTTGTTTAAATGTTTTTAAAGCGCCATTCATTATTTGTTCTGAAGGTGCTTCAAATTCTCCTGGTACTGCCTCTGCTAATGCTTTCTTAACTTCGGCTAATATAAATTGTTTTAGGTCTTTCATATTAGTTTATATCTGTTAAAATATCTGTAATAAGTTTATTGATTTGTATGTATTTGTTTTCTTGTGAAACTAAACCAGATTGTTTAGATTCATTTACTGGCTTTAAAAATGCGCCATGGGTCGACGGATTAGATACGAAATCAAATGCAATTAATTCAAAATCGTCTTGCACTTGCACTGATCCTTCACCTAAGTTTTTAACAGATCCTAATCCTCTAGATGAAATACCTAATTTAATACCTGCTTTAAAAAGTTCTTTAAGAATGTTACCAGCTGGCGTACCTAATACTTCTACAGTACCAACTAAATCATCTGCATCCCAATGCATTTCTACTACATTATGTGATACATTATTTAAGTTAACAACAGATGAATCTGGATGATCTAATTCGCCTAATGCTCTTCTTTCTTTAATGTTAACATCGGCATATTTTTTAGCTTCGCGCATTAAAATATTACGAGGATATACTCTACCATTTTGGTTTTGAGCTTCTGCTCTTTGTAATACACCCTTGACCAATAAACGTCCGTTATTTTTCTCCATTGATTCATTGATCATTTCTGGAGTTACGTCAAAGGTAATGGTATCTACTAATAATTTCTTTTCCATTTTATATCATTTGTTTTGCCATTCTCATAAAGACTGACTCTTTTACATTCTTTTTAGATTTAGATACTTGCGTAAATCCTAATTGATTAACTGTATCACTTTTAGCTTTACCAAATGCAGCTGGAATATTATATCCATCGACACTAGCGGTGGTAGATTCTTCATCTAATTGATCTGTTTCACTACCATCAACAACAAAATTTAAAATTTCAATACCATGTTGGTCGAACTTATCTCTTAAATCTAGTAAGTCTTCATAGGTATTAACTGGAAATTCATTTGATGCTCTATAACCGGGGAGCATTCTTTTAAAATAAGGGTCATCTTCAGCAATATCATTTGCGTGACTAGCATCTCTTACCGATGTTACAATCATAAATTGATTGTCAGCTGCTTCTTTTAAATGCTTCATACTTTCGAATATGTAATTTTTATATGACATTATTAATAGTTGTATAATATTGTAATATCACCCGCATTTGATGCGGATACATATGATAATGCAATCGGGAATATTGTATGATTTTGGGCTGCTTCATGAAAATCTATAGCTACGTAGCCAGTACCATTCGATGATGATAATACTATACTCCCTGTATTCATTACAAGAAATCCTGAATTATTTGCATAACTACCTGTCAATGTTAATGGATTATTCAAAGTAGCTGTTACTCGTACAGTACGTATATATTCCGCAGTTGTATTTGCATTAGCAGTTGTAAAATTAACAGCGGGTGCATTATATGGACCTGATATTGGAGTTGCGTCTGGCATATATTTTAAAATTTAATTTGTTTTTTGTAAAAGTACTAATACACGACCTGTTCCTAAAACATTTATTTGATAAACCGAGTCTGGATTATAAACAGATGTTTTAAAACTTTCTCCTGTTTTCATAGTTTTGTTTGAACCTGTAATTTCAACTTGATTTGAATTTGAAATTATAAATCCAATATTATTTGCATAACTACCTGTAAATATAAAAGGACTGTTTTGAGCTGAAACGACTAAAAATGCAGACCCTTCATTATTCATTATAACTTGTTTAATTCTTTTATTAGTTCGTGATAACGTAATAAAGACACTAAATGACTTTCTTTAATTGTTTTTGCTGTAGCAAATGTATTAAGTAAATTTGCTACTTCAGTTAATTTAATAGAAATAACAGTATCATTTACTTTTTTAGATAAAGTTAAAATGTTTTTTCTTAATTTTTTAGATTCAGTAACAATAAAATCTTTAAGTTCACTTCCTTCAGTTACTGAATTAATATACGCCCTTAATACATTTTTCTGACCTTCATTTAAATCAAAATACTTTTCATTAAATTTATCAACTAAAATTTTATAAGTCAACAATCTAACGTCTTTATCTTGTTTAGTAAACAACTCCATTTCATTAATCGTAGTAGTTGCTTTTTTAGTAGATCTAGTAATATGTTCTACTAAAGTATATTTAGTATTAACAATATCAATAGGTGAATCAGCTACTGTATATTCAAACAATTTATATGCGGATGCTAATACTTTATAGTTATTAACTTTTGATTTAAAGAAGTTTTCTAATACATAAGTATTTTTAATTTCTTTAATCAATGCATATTTTTGCCTACTTAGAATAGAATTATTCAAACCCTTTCGAGCAGATACTACCGCATCAATTAATGAAGCTGCCTTATCTTCTTTTGAAAATTGCTCCTTAACCAAAGTTTGATAAAGATTTAATTCTTTTGCTAATTCAGTAGATTTTGCAAAATACTTTTTAAGTAATGGTAGTGCATATGAATCTACATTGTTTAATGTATCTGATGCTACTTGCCTGACTAATAGTTCAAACAATACACCGGTGTTTTTGAATTTAGAATGTTTTAAACTTTTCATTCAGTTTATTTTCTAGCTTACTAATAAATATCAATTATTTTATATTTCCGATTGAATTAAGTTTCGTTCATCTAATAATGACGTAGTAACAACTTCTTCTGTTAATACTCTTTTATTATTTAACTTTGCTTTTAATCCTTCCATGTCAAATTTAGACTCATTTCTAGCATTTTTCCATGCTATTTTACCAATTGGATCATACCCTCTAGGGTGATTATGAGAATTATACTTCATTGGTTCTTTAGGTCTGCCTGCACCAGGCCATCCTCCTTTTGGAGCTTTTGCTCTATTATGGACGGGATCTTCATCTTCCGATACTCTTTTAGATAAGTATGGATTTGTAGATTCGAATGGATTTGCAGCGCCCGTTTCTCCACCTTCTCCTTTTTCAGCTCCACTTGTTTCTTCTTCGCCGCTTTCAACTGCTGCGCCCTCTTCCGAGCCTTCTTCTTTTTCAGCTGCAGGACTAGCATTTGCAGGATCTTCTCCGTCTTCTTTAATTTTTGTTTTTCTAAATTCTTCTTTTAAATCATAGATCTGTTGTTGATCTAATTCTTCAATTTCAGATGATTCAAAGTTAAAGATATTTTTATAAATCCATTCTCTAGACATTAATTGCCCTTCGATCATTGATTTAGCTAAATCTACTTTACTAGTATATAATGTTAATTTTTCTTGTTCATAAATTACTGACGGCGACGTCATATTTAATTCAAAATCAATTAATTCTTCATTTTCAAAGCCTTGTGCAATTAAATGAATAACTGCCATTTTAGATAATTCTGAAATAGTAATTCGTTGAATTCGCTCAACTGTTCTAGCAAAACGAACATCTTCAGCTGCTAATGTAGCTTTACCTGATATGCCTTCTTCATATCCTAAGAATGACTTAGGAATTTTTAATCCTGCCATCATTTTATTTCTTAAGTATTCAATATCATCAATACCAGTAAACTCCATTCCACTTAAAGTATCTATTTCAGTACCTGATTGACCTCCACGAACTGGTAGGAAATAATCTTCTAACATGTTTTGAAGATTAAATTTCAAATTATATTCACCTGTTTGTTGATCTACATATGGAGTCTTTTTCATTTGATTGATAATACGTTGCATGTATGTATCAACTTCATTCGGTGGAATATTACCTACGTCAATTTTAAATATACGTCGTTCGGGTGCTCTCATAATACGATGAATAAGCATCGCATCTTCCATCATTACTAATTGTTTCCATACCTTTCGTGCTCCTTCAATCATTGATTTACCATATGGTAAAAAGTTAGAATCTGTTAAGTTTCTAAAATGAGCAATTTCAAAGTCTTTAAATGTAACATTACCCGATCCCAATTGTTTAAACTGAACTGCATATGGATTTTCTGGATCCATGCCTTCTTCTCTTATAATTTCATATGCAGATAATGGAGTAACGTTAACAATTCCTATTTCTTCTTGTATATCTAATTTAAGATATGTATCGCCATATTTACACATGTTACGAACCCATGGCCATAAATTAAATTCTACATTTAATACATCATAAAATAAGTTATAAAGAATCTTTTTTATGTTTTCGTTATTTGACTTAATAGTTAATACATCACCGAAGTCATCTTTCATTACTGTTTCATCAGCATATATATCTAACGCAGATGCAATAATTGGATCTTGGTCCATTATTTCATAGTCAGTGTATAATTCTGTTTTAGATGAAAAGTAATTGTAATTAGGATTGTATGTATTGTTAGCATGTGGTCTAACACCGTGTAATCTAGTAAATCTATCTACATATCTTGAGTTGTGTGCATTACCAACTGACTGGATATGATTTGAATCGATTGTACGTAACTTGTCTTTACCAACTCGTCTAACTACAACGTTAGATGAAAATAATTTGGAAAGTCGTTTATATAAGCTTGTATCTGCCATTTTTTACTGATATATTAATAAATATTATCAGTTCAAATTAACCAGGTTAAATCCTCCGGTGGCGTCTGGCTGTTACCGACTTGCATTGCCCAACCCATGTCTTTCATGTTATGACCCATAGAAGTAAATGCGCTTTGATAGTTGCCCATATAATCTAAAGTCTTTTTATTTAATTCAATACCTTGTTGTCTTAAAATTAACGCAGTATCTCTAATCCAAAGTCCGATTGCAAATGACATTGTTAAGTCGTCATTATAACCATGTTGTGCTTCAGGTCGGCCATTTATATAAATAAATACGAACATCTCCTCTATTAATCGTTTAGATTTAATAATAGGAACTCGTTCTCTCATATATGACGACATTTTAGAAATAGCCAATGGTCTGGTTCTAGATGAATTAGTAAATCCTGCTACCATTTGAGAGGTATCTTTTAAGTCTACATATCTAGCTAATTGTTGAGTAACATCTGAAATATTAGAATCTTTAGGAGAATAGTATAAATTCTTATAGTTTCTATTAATTGCTACTTGAATAGATGCCCAACCTATATTTGAATTTTCTATTACTAGTAATGCATCGTTGTATTCTGTTGCAATAGTTACTAGCATATTACCATAAGTCTCAGTATCTACTTGGCCTTTGTATTCTGCTACCTGCGTAACAGATTCTACATCTATAACATGAAATGCAGAATAATCTGCGCCATCGCCTCGAGCTACGTCAGCTACTACTATATAGTCTCTACTGTAATTAGCAGGTTCCCATACCCAAAGATTACCATCAAATCCTCGTTTTTCTAACGGTTCTGCAACATGAGTTTGTTCATACCATTGCAACACAGTACCATCTACTACAGTATTACCTGATGAAATAAAATCACAATCACATTCTTGACTTGCTTCTTTAGGACCTAATAATTCATCTTGTTTATCTCGCCATGATTGATTTCTTTCAGGATGTACCGTCCAATGTAATTTAATTGGATTGAATCGACTTCCTATTCCTGATTTAGTTTCTGCACCTGTCCATACTTTATGGAAAAAGTTACCAGTACCATTAGGAGTTGAAAGAACAATTGCTCCTCCACCTGTTGCTAACGTTTGTTGAGCTGCCGTCCATATTTCTTCAATATTTCTAATAAACGCAGCCTCATCTATAATAAGAAGTGATAATGCTTCTGAACGACCTGATGTACCTGATGATGATACAGCTTTAATTTGTGATCCGTTATCAAATCTAAGAGACAATTTATTTGCTTCCGTAGCAGGCTTTCTAAGCCAACTAGGCAAATACTCATGCATTACTTTTACTTTAAGTACTAAGTTTTTAGCTACTTCTTGAGTTGTTGCAATTACAAGAATATTTTTATCATCAAAAAATGTCATTAACCAAAGCGCATATCCCGCAGATAATGTAGATATACCTAATTGTCTGGACTTTAAAATAACATTATAATCATTATCTCGTAATGACTTTAATGTATCTTCTTGGAAAGGATAAAGATGAAATGGAATTTTACCTTTTTTAGGATGTTGAATTTTACAATACTTTTTCATGAAGTATACCGGATCTGATATACATCGTTTGTATTCTTCCCTAATTAAATCTTTAATATTTTGTCCTGACATAACTAATTAAATTATTTACTTACCTATTTTCCAATACACACCAGCATTTACAGTAGGTGTTAATCTAGTAGTTAATCCTATGCCTAATTTATAAATGGTACTTCCTTTATGTTCATATTGGCCTTCAAAATTTAATGAAGCAATTGGACCTAAATTAACTGACGGTCCTACAAACATTGCATGTTGCCTAACAAGTTCTTTTGTAATAACTCGTTCAATAATTTTATGTCTAACCGATGCAACTAAATCATTTTTAACTGAATCAATTGGACATTCTGTATAAATTGTAGTATAAAATTTAACTGTAAATGAATCTGTTTTATATTCAAATGTATCAATTGTTGTATATTTTTTAATATCAATGACAGTTACATTACCAGATGAATCTACAATTGTATCATGTAACCATTTAATAACAGTTACCGGCTTAATTTTAGTTTTACCTTTTAATTGAATAGTATCATGTACATATGACACGGTTTCTACTGTATCTATGTTATCTACAATTGTTCCATTATGTCTACCACAATACATCAAAACTAATATCACTGCCATTAAAATGGCTATTACGTAATTTTTTGCATTTTTCATATTAATCTTTTACAGGACCGCCAGTTACCCATGCATTACAAGTTCTTGATCCAGCACATTTAAATTTAAACATTGTACAATATCCTAATTTACCTGCATCTACTGTATCCCATGCTTCTATACTAGGTGTTTGATTTTGTTGATCTGGCTTTGTAGGTTGTGGCGCAGGAGCAGGAGCAGCTTGGGCTACTTGTGCATTTGGATCTTCTCCTTCAGCTACTGGTACACTTATTTCTTTCTCGCCCTTAGACAAGCCTATTTCCATACACTTTAAGATTCTAGATGTAATATTAAAAGCAGCACAATTATTGCATCTAGCAGATTTTGCTTCATCGATTGAATCTAACTTCCACAATTCCATTTTTTCTTTCCAGAATTTAATGGATGGATTGTTAGGATTATATGGACCATATCCATATCGTTCAATAGCAATTTGTCTATGCTTTAAGTTTACTGCTACATCCTGGGTAGCAACTGGACATTTAATTGTCTCTTCGTTTAATAGTTCTGTTAATTTTATCATAATATTACCATGCTTTACATGACCAATAACGTGCCTTATGACGAGGTCCTGGATTTTCACAATTATGTCTTGCTCTAAAAGATTTTCTTCTTTCGGGATTAGACTTTTTAATTTTCATATTAGGGTCTCCAAAATTTACCTTTACGACATTTCCTTTATCATTACGTACATATACTGAACGCTTTCTAGGTCCGTCTGGTGTATAAAATGGTTTACCTAATTTTACTTTTCTTCCTTTATATTCAGCTTCTTCTAATTCTTGCGTTTCTTCTTTAACACAATTATTAACTCGCTTACCTGTTTTAGAAGATACTTTTGTTTTAGGATTGCCTATTTTATATCCGTCCCAACAAGAAGGATCTAATCGTTGACCGGCTTCATTTACTTTTTTTTTTGACTCAGTCTTTAATTTTTTTAAATCTCCAACTATGATGTCCGTAGGTGATGATTTAGGTGATTTATTTTTTTTATCATAGTCACCCATTTTAACTCCTTTTTGAAGCTTCTTATCACCGAATGCAGCAGTTTCTAAATCTTTTTCTTCTGGCATTTCTGCTACTTCCTGGTCTGCAAACCAATCTTGCATTTTAGCACAATTGTTCATAAATTGAGCTATATCGTCTTGGTCTGACTCAGGAAATTTATCAAATCCTAATTCATAGAAGCCATCAATGTCATCGTCATCTAATAAATTTTCTAACTTTTTCTTGTTAGAATCAAACCATTTAGTTACTTGGTTTTGTAGTGATACCGCAGCTTCTTCGGTTTCTTTTAATAAGTCTTTTAAACGTATCATGATATGTTAAGGTCGTTTTCTAATTTTTGTATAAAGTTAACTTTGAATTCTTTAAATTCCTTTTCTATTTTATCTGCAACTTCTTCTGGCGTAACATTATGATGCCATTTTTCATATGTACCATCTGAATTAGCATATGTAGCAGGATTTCTAAATCCATCGATAATTTCTTGAGCTTCTTGTTCCGCATCTTTTAACCAAGCCAATGCATTGTTAAGTATTTTACGTTTTTCATATTCTTCATACTTACCTTCAATTTTCAAGTCATGCTCAAATGCTACTTGACAATTAAAACAATGACCCTCAATACCCCAAAACTTTTTATCGAATCTATGAGTCATTTCCTTATTACATTTAGGACACATAGATGGCATTCTAGTAGATGCTATTTCATCTAAAAACTTATTTACAGAAATTTTAAATCCATCTTTTTGAATCCATTCTTTACCATTAGCGTCTATCCATGTTTCGCCTACTTCCTTTGTAGAGGTATTTTTATCACCTTCATAGCCAACAGTTGTTTTAGACTGCATACGATGTGTACCGTCTAACATTTGTTTGATTGCTTTGATATTCTGTAATTTTGCCATAACTTTATATTAAATAATTATTGATTTTTTTGAAATTGAGATGTTTGTCCGGTTATAATAAACTGACCTGTCAACTTAAATGGTTTATCATAGATCTTTTCATCTCTAATTACTACACCTTCGTGGTCTGATACAACTCCTAATTTAGAATCTAAATTCTTTAATACTTCATCTCCTAATTTGGCAGTAGCTAAATATGTAATTGCTCCATTGATTGCCATTGGAATGTCTTTAGGATCGGCCACGAATTCATTCATAGGCGTGCCGGCTAAGACTGCGTTTAACACAGCCTTTGAAAGCGCGTTAACTGTTTTACCATCGGTTAACTTAATAGTCTCATTTTCAGGTACTTTGATTGTAGACAACCAAGCTGATAAAGGTTTTGTTTCTTCTTTATCACCCATATTAATTGTTATTTTTTCTGATAATACTTTTGCAAAATTAGGTTCTGATTTCATTTCAGTTGGCACTGATCCTACTACTTCATATCCTTTTGTTTGAGCAACTGCACCTAATTTATCAATATAACTTTGCATTATACTTTCGTTATAGTCAATTTCAGTAGTTGTTCTAGCACCTGGTTTACCTGTTTTAGCATTTGTTTGTCTAGCTATTTCTAATAAACCATGAATAGCTAAAAAGTTATTTCCATAGTCAATTACATTAGATGTACCTGATACATATTCAACATTAAACATTACATTTGGATTATCCCATAAACCTAACTTAACTAGTTCTGATTTTGTTTCATTTAAAGCTGCATTAAATATATCTAATACTTCGCCACCTACTTTAATCATGCCATGGCCTTCGCCGAATCTACCTAATAAATCGTCTTTAGTAATTCCTTTAATGTCTAAGTCTTTTTGTGATCCTCTATCTAATACAAATTGTTTTTTACCATCTAACTCAATTAATCTAACAGAAGCATTTAATCCATCAATTTTAACTGCTCCCGGGCCATTTTTAAGATACTCGACTGCCATCTTAAATACTTCTAATAAATCCTTTCCGTTCTTTACCCAATCAATATTAAATGGATGTGCCATATGACCTGCGGCCCCACCGTCCGATATAAGTTTCTTACCTGATGAGCTAGGTATAAATGTTACACCTTCTTGTATACCTACTCCTACAACTGTTTTAGGGAATGTATCAAAATCATAAACAAACTCTCTACCTATGTTAGCATTTAGAAAATTCTTTAATTTATCTAACTTAGCATTGTGCTTTTTAGTTTGTTCAGCTCCCATATAACCTTCAGTAACCGCGCCTGGTAATGTAGCTAATATTAAGTCTCCAATTTTTTCAAATTTGGTTCCTGGGAATGCTTTAGAAATAAAGGCTTTATATAAATTATCTCTTTGAGTGCCAAAATTTTCTTCATTTGATTTTTTAGATGGAGAATAAATAATGGCTTGAGCTTTAGATGTTTTAATATATTTTTTAACTATATCAGCAACTGTAGCCATTACTTTATAAAGTTCGCCTTTATTAACTACTATTTTAGCGGATCCACCTGCAGCACCTTTAGGTTTAGCTGAGAATTCAATTTCTATGGTTCTTAAATTTTTTAAGTTATCATCAATATAATTAGTTGATTTTAAATCTACATCGTATTGAGTTTCACTATCTGTTACAAAACGAGTATAAATAAAATAACTTTCTCTATCTATTTCTTCCCATTTATATGGTTTAAGATTTGCCTCGCCTACCTCGTTTACAAAAGCTGATGGGGTAACTAATGATTCTTGACCTAATAATTTTAATAATGCTCCTACGATTATACCACCTGGTGCTACAGCAATTGCAGTTAATCCAGCTAATTTTAATGTATCTTTTAACTGTTCACCTATTTCTGACTTTTGTGTATCAGTTAATTTAATATCACCTTTTGCAGCTTTAATTATTAGATTAAATGCTTTTTTAGTTTCTGCATTTTCTTGTTTTAATTTACTTAAAAATACTTTAAATTTACTTTTAATCTGTGTTAGTATATTTTCTTCTGTAATTGAATTTTTTGTTTTTTCATCAATACTTTCAAATATACTTTTCCACCAATTTTTACTAAATACGGTTTCGTTTAGTGCTTCTAATTTTGCCATCATGTTATTTGCTATTTTAGCATCGTACCATCCAAATATGTCTTTAAATACTTTGCTTTTTTCTTCTCTAGAAATTGTTTTATCGCCTAATACTTTTCTTAATTCAGTACCTGACATTTCACCATATCCTGGTATATTAATAGATACATGCGGTGCTGTTATTAAATATCCATGTTTATCAAATCCTTGAAGATTACTTTTATTGTCTTTATATATTTGAAAGTAACTAGGAGATCCGTCTTTTTTAGTTCCTATCTTAAATCTAGGATCTTCTTGCATGTCCTTTTCTCCTACCATAAATACTACTGCAGTATCTTCTGGATCGAAGTCTTTCATTAACTCTTCAGCTTTATATGGATTTTTAACTTGAATTACATGGTCAAATCCGTATTGAGTAATAATGTCTTTTTTGTCTTCGAAACTAAATGGAGATTTTGGTGGATCTACTTTATCTGATGTTACGATATATGCATTTGCTTGGCCAAATTCTTTTTGTAACCACTTAAATGCAGCTGCATGATGCTTTCCAAAAGGTTGAAATCTTCCTGGATAAATTGCTATAATATGTTTAATCATGATTTGATATACTAATAAATATCAAACGTGTTAGATTAGGCTATTTGTTGGAATGTCGTAATTATTGACGGAACTGCTGGTCTATCAGGTGTTGACCTAACATCCGTATATACTAAACTTGTAGTTGAATCTGTAGATGACCACATTATTTCTACTAAATCATTTTGTTTTAAATTTAAAAAATAATTTATTACATATAGATCTGTTGCGCCATTTCCTTTTAATTTTAAGTCAGTGGCGGAGTTACTTAAATTTACTCCATTGATTCTAACCCAAGAAGTAATTATATCAGTACCACCTCCACTATGTACAAATTGTATAGATGAAATTACCGAATATACACCTGTACTAGCTATTAGAAATGTATTATTAAGTGAGCCTGTTACTGATATACCATATGCAAAATCGGTAGTGTTATGTTTTATCGCATATGCTGTATTCGCACTACCGGATTGAGTTTGTGTATCAAAGAATGATCCATATGCCATCCTAAATTGCGTAGAATTGTCATATGTATTTACGACTTGAGTAGATGGAACTCCATATGGATTAATAAATTCAAATTTAAAATCTAAATTAGTACCTCGCAATGAATCAGGTAATGGCATATTCAATGTAACACTACCAGTTGTATATCCATATGTCGATTCTGTATTTGTTATATCAGATTCATTTAAAAAAACATACCCGTCTAGTCCAGTAACTTTATAATACGTTTTAATTTTAGTAATATTACCTGCAATTGGTTCTAAATCAGTAATTACAAATGTTATGTTATTATACGTACTAGTCGCAAATGAACTACTGTTAGGTATTTGTTCATATATAATTTTAGCACTAACTGTTCCAGATTTAAATTCATTGATTGAATTGGAATTTGATTGCTTAATTAATAATGGATTAGATAATGTAATCGAACCCGAATTTATAAACGATTTAATTGATTCGGATATTACAGTAGTTACATTTGTTGTATTGGGTATTAAATTACTTATAGCAGACGACGAAATGTAAATGTTACCATTAACCATATCTGGCCTAAATGGTATTGATAATGAGCCGGTTAATAGTACAGGTGTATTATTATACAATAAATAACTTAATCCAGAATGCAATGACGATGTAAATCGACCGTTATTTCCGGGATAAAAATAATTTATGTGATTTTTAATTGAACTAGATACTGTAACTACAGGCAATGAGCCAAATACAATTGACGAACTATTTCGTTTAGATGAATAAATTTGTATTGGGGTTGACCATCTAATATTAACTCCCATTGAAGTATCAATAGGATTTCCATTTGCATCAGTATCAACAGTACCGCATAAAATAATTTCACCCGAACCAGGTGCTGACGTATCATCAATGAATATAGATACTATAGCATATTGATCATCTGATTCAGCGTTAATACTTACTTCCGTGTAAATAGGAGTACCAGTTGAATCTACAACTTCTACATATAATGTAGATCCTTCAGCAAATGTATACGGATTACCTGAAAATGAAAATAAATTTTTACCAGCTGTTAGTTCAGTAGGTAAACTGTTTATTCTAAAATACGATAATGAATTTTTAGACGTATCTTCTATTAAAACAGGTAACTCTGATAACCCTTGATACAGTACTTCTTTGGTCATATAAAATAAATATCAAACTACTGATATTGTATTCTAGATTGACCATTATGCTTGGTTATTTCAACTAATGAATCTACTACATCTCGCATTGAATCTATATGCGATATAACAAATAAAAATGAAAACTGAGACTTTAAATAATCAAATAATAAAAACATGTTATTTAAATTATCAGCATCTAATGCACCAAACCCTTCGTCAATTGCTAAGAAATTAGGTCTAGGTAATGATGATACATTAATCAATGATGTTCTAATAGCTAATGAAGCAATAAACTTTTCCATACCAGATGTTAATTCAATTGGCCAAAAATTGTCTTGATCATATACAATATAAGCATTAATGTTTTTTCCATCGGTATGTAATGCCAATGTAAAGTCTACAATTTGTATTAATATATTATTAATTTCTTGTTCAATATAAGGAATTGTAGAAGCAATTAAATCATATGGTACGCCGTCTCTATCTACTGCTTCTAAATAATACTGATAAAACTTATACTGCTGTTCTAATTCATTTAATTTATTAATTGATTGTTCCGCAGTTGTTTTAGTATGTTTCGCTGTTTGAATTGCTGCGATATAATTAATTAATTCTGAATTAATATAGGATAGTTCAAGCTCAGCTGCATCAATATGATTATTTACTGTATCGATATCATCTTCTATTTTTGCATTAGATGAAATTGCATCTTCGTGTTTATAATATTCAATAATATTATTTTCGATATCTGTTAATTTGTTTTCTAACCCATGTAATTTAGTAGTTAAACTGTGGATATCAGAATCCATTTTTCCCTTTTCTTTTTGCTTAATTACTAGTTGTTGTTGCAATCGTTGTAGTTCAGCTTTTTCTTCAGTTACTGAAATTAATGAAGCAATATTAATTCTAATTTTTTCCAATAAACTTTGTACTGAATTTAATGCATCAGTATCACTTTGAATTAACTTTTTAGTTTCAATTGCATCTTTTACAAATACATTATTCATACAAAACTGACAATTTTCGTCATATTCAAGTTCATCTAATTTAAACATTTTATCTTGTTTATGTTTTAATTCAGTTGTTAATTGTTGAATTTTAATTTGGCATGTTTTTTCTTTATCTTTTAAATCGTTTAATACATTCATTTTTTCATCTAATGATACACTGTCGATTGTAGTTAAACTATCAGTTAATGAATTGACCGATTCAATTAATTTAGAATTCTTGGTTTGTAAATCTTGTATAGATTCTACTGTATTTGTAATTGCAGATACTATTTGATTTTTTGTAGAATTTAATTTATCAATATCGGAATATGATTGTGATAT